GCTAATCTTTCGGTATTTGCTACAAGTTAATTTGTTGGGCGGGGGCATAAATGCTCCCGCTCCACCACAGGAGGTTTAAATGGCTGATGCTGTAACTGCCACCACGGTAGAGGATGGGCCTAAGAAAGCCATTATATACTGTACAAATACAAGCGATGGATCGGGTGAGGCCGCTGTTGTTAAGGTGGATGTTTCTGCCCTGTCCTCGTTACAGGATGGAACAGCTTGCACGGGTGTCCGTATCCAGAAAATCACGTTCAGCAACGTTGGCATGAGTGTCAAACTTCTCTGGGATGCATCTACCGATGTTATAGCCGTGGAGCTACCGGCAGATTATTCGGACACTTTGGATTATTCGGACATGAGCGGTCTCCCTAATGTGGCGGCTTCCGGCGGCAACACTGGGGATATTCAGCTTACTACACTTGGTCATAGTAGCGGTGACACGTACTCAGTGGTTTTGCACTGTTTAAAACAGTACTAGGTGAACTGAATGGCAACGTCTGGATCGGTTGATTTTAACCTCGACATGGCTGAGATTACGGAAGAGGCCTTTGAGAGGTGCGGTAGCGAGTTCAGGACGGGATACGATGCCCGGACGGCTCGTCGCTCCTTGAATCTGCTTTTTGCGGAATGGGCTAATCGCGGTCTTAATTTGTGGACGGTTGAGCAAGTTACGCAAACACTTGTACAGTATTCCACATCGTCTTCGGTGGCTACATATCCTATTGGTACGATAACAGCTACGGTGGGCTCTTCAACTAATCTTGTGGTGGGTAGAACTATAACCGGATCAGCCAGCGGCACCACGGCTGAAGTTTTATCCAAGCCCACCTCAACGACTATAACAATAACCGTTCCTTCCGGACCTTTTACTGCTGGGGAGACTATAACAAGCAATGCCAGCGACGAGTCCGGGGTTTCGACCACCATAACGTCCGACCCTAGTCTTTCTGACGCACAAGCTGCGGTAGATGTTCTGGAAGCGGTTGTGCGGAGAAGTGGTTCCGACATAGGTATATCTAGAATTAGTCGTGGGGATTATCTGGACACGCCCGACAAGACAACGCAGGGGCGTCCATCACAGTTCTATGTGGACCGTTTAGTAACCCCGACAATAACGCTATGGCCTTCTCCGGAGAACTCCACAGACCAGCTTATCTACTACAGGGTTCGTCGTATTGAAGACGCTGATGCGGGCGTAAACACCGCAGACATACCTTTTAGGTTTCTGCCGTGCCTTACGGCAGGGTTGTCATACTACCTTTCGATGAAGAAGGCTCCTCAACTGGTCCCAACATTGAAAGCTATATATGAGGAAGAGTTTCAAAGGGCCGCTAGTGAAGATTCCGAAAGAACGGCACTTCGATTGGTTCCCAGTTTCTCCTCTTTGAGTTTGTCCTGATGCCTAGATATGCTTCGGGCAAACACTCATTAGGTTTGTCAGACCGATCTGGCAGGGCTTATCCGCTACGTGTGATGCTTAAAGAATGGAACGGGAGCTTGGTGGGGCCTGATGAATATGAGTCTAAGCAACCACAAATAGAACCTAAGCGAGTTATTGCCGACCCTCAGTCTTTGCGAGATGCACGTCCAGACAGGATAGAACCAGAGGTCGCCGCCTTATTGACCTTGAACCCTTTTCAGTCTTCGACAAGCGGTTCGGCTGTTATCACGGTCACCGAGCCTGGCCACGGGTACTCAACAGGGGACACCGTTCGTTTCAGGACTGTTGAGGCTTTTGACGGGTTTACGGAAGCCGTGTTGGAATCCTCTAGTGGTTACTCCGTAACTGTTCCCACGGATAGCCAGGGTGACCCCGAAACAGATATTTATACGTTCTCGGCATCTAGTGGGACGGCAACGGTTGGCAACATATCAGGTGGCGGTGGAACGGCCTCGGCTGGACCTGTAACTTTACCCGCATTACCTATCGTTGATTTAGGTAATGGGTTTGTGACGTAATAGGGATGAACAATGGCTTATACATATACAACCCTTAAAACCGCGATACAGGATTACGTGCAGAGCACGGAAACGACCTTTGTTAACCAGCTTCCTCGTTTTATTCTGAACGCCGAAGAGCGCATTCTGAAGGAGTGCCAGCTAGATGTGTTTAGGAAATCCTCGCAAGGCACTGCTTCTTCCGGAAACCAGTATCTTTCCAAGCCTAGCGATTTCCTTTCACAGAACTCACTGAGTGTAATAAAGGATTCCGCCAAGGAGTTTCTATTATACAAGCAGGCCACGGCCTTGCAGGATTACACACCCAACCCTGCAACAACCGGAACCCCTTTGTATTACGCCGATTGGGATGAGGCCACTTTCTTGCTGGCCCCAACCCCTGACACAGCTTTCACAATGGAACTTCATTATTTCTACAGGCCTCAATCAATTACATTGTCTGCGAGTGGTACGAGTTGGTTGGGAGATAACGCGGAACTGGCCTTGTTGTATGGTGCTCTTGTTGAGGCTTATACGTTCTTAAAAGGCGAGCCAGACCTTCTAGGGTTATATAACCAGCGTTTCCAAGAATCTTTGCAGTGGTTAAAAAATCTTGGTGAAGGGCTACAGACTCGTGACGAGTACAGATATGACCGCGTCCGAAGGGCTGTGGCTTAAACATGGACGGGTTTTCTACAGCGGCTGTTGGTAACGCTCTAGTGTTTACATCTGATAATGGGGGTCATACTCCAGAACAGATGGCGGAGATGGCTTTAAACAAGATAATGATTGTTTCAAGCAGCGCCCCACCCGCGATACGCGATCAGGCTATTGAGTATAGAGAAAAATTAAAAGAAGTGTTAGTGTTCTACATGAACAAGATGGCCGAGAACGAGAGAACCACGATATTGGCCTTGTTGAACCAGCAGGGCCACGGTGACACGGCTGAGATTATAAGGAGACTGTAATGGCTATTGGAACTTCGGCAATTTGTGGGACCTACAAGCGAGAGATAAATGCTGGCATCCATTTCTGGACAACGCATTCGCGTGGTGACGGGTCTTCCATCGCGGCGGATACGTTTAAGCTGGCTATGTTTACGAATAGCGCCTCGATAGATGCGGACACAACAGGTTACACCACTGGAAACGAAGTCAGTGGTACTAACTATACGGCGGGCGGCGCTGCGATTGCGAGCGCGACAATTGGACTTGGGGATAATAGCAGTTCCGTTCCAACAGCGTTTATTGACATGGCGGATGTGACGTTTTCTTCGGCGACTATAACAAATGCTAGAGGGGCCTTGATTTACAACGCCACGCTGGCAGCAGCAGGAACTGCGGGTGATACGACACACGCGGCTAAACCGGCGGTCTGTGTTATTAACTTTGGGGGCGACAGTTCATCAAGCGCCGGTAATTTTACGGTTACGATGCCTGCAAATGATGCGAATAATGCCTTAATCCGGATTGCGTAATGGCTTTAATCACCGGCTGGGACAGAGGGACTTGGAACTCAGGAGCGTGGAACACCCCGCTTACTGTTGAGGTCACTGGAGTTTCAGCCGCTGCCGCTATAGGAAGCGTCCGGGTTGATTTAGGTATTCTAGCGGCAGGGGTTTCAGCCGCCACCGCTTCGGGAAGTGTAAGAGTTGACTTAGGTATTCTAGCGGCAGGGGTTTCAGCCGCCACTGCTGCGGGAAGCGTAACAGTATCAGGGCTGGCAAATGTAACGCTTACGGGGGTTTCAGCCGCCACCGCAGCGGGTAGTGTTAGGATTGACCTAGAAACTTCCGTAACAGGGGTTCAGGCTGCTACGCAAATCGGTCAAGTCCTGATCTGGAATGAAATTGTTCCGGGTCAGGCTGCGGGTTGGAACCCAATAACGCAGACACAAGACCCTGTTTGGACGAAAATAGCGGCATAGGAACGATACAATGGCATCGACATTTACAACAGGTTTTGGCATAGAGAAGATCGGTTCTGGTGAACAGTCCGGTGCCTGGGGCACTACGACGAACCACAACCTCGATATTATGGATCGTATAGCCTCGTATAAAGCAGTGGCTCTTTCTGGGAGCACTCACACCCTCACAGTTAGAGAGGCCTCTCCAGGTTCCGGAACGGAGAACCTTCAGGACGGTATGTACCGGGTGATTAAGTTCACAGGTGCCTTGGGAGCTAACAATACGGTAACGATAGCACCGAATACTGCCCCGGCTTATTTCATCTTTGAGAACGCCACTACCGATTCCGGTTCCAGTGGTCCTTACTCGGTTATCTTAACGCAGGGTTCTGGCGCAAATATAACAATTCAGAACGGCAAAAATGCCATCGTTTATTGTGATGGCGCTGGTTCTGGCGCAGCGGTAGTAAATGCCCTGTCAGATCTTCAGATTGCAACTCTGGAAGTTACCGGTGCCGCTGCGATTGATGGTGCCTTAACGGCGGCAGCTATAACTGCGACAACCCTGACCACAAGTGGAATTGTGTCGGTTGATGACACTACGACCAGCACGTCAGGGACGACAGGCAGCATTCACACAGACGGTGGGTTGGGTGTGGCAGGGACGGCGTTTGTAGCGGGTACGGCTAAGATAGTCGGCGTCACAACCCACGGTGGAAATGTAGTTTCTGATACGGATTCCACGGATGATCTAGGGACGACCTCGGTGCGGTGGAAGGACCTATTCGTAGACGCTATTACAGCCACAGATCAGGTCACTGCCACTGGGTTTACGGGGACTCTCGACGGCATCTTGGGAAGTGGCGCTGCCGCTGCGGCGACGGTGACAACTCTTACAGGTACAACAATTACGGCACAGACGGCATTCGTCCCAGACGCTTCAGACGGCGCAGCCCTTGGTACAACTGCCTTAGAGTTCAGCGATCTGTTCCTTGCCGATGGGGCGGTTATTAATCTTGGTGATGACCAAGACGTAACGATTACTCACGTTGAAGACACAGGCATAGCTCTAAACTCTAAAGACATTGCCGGTGTAACCAGCATTAACGCTGGTCCGCTAGGCGGTCGTAGGAATATCATTTTTAATGGCGATGGTGCAGTCAACCAGCGTCATGGCACAGCAGCTACTACAATAATTAATACTTATGGCCCCGACAGATGGCGTACTTATGGCGGCGCATTGGGGTTTGAGTGGAGGACAAAATCTGACGCTGGCGAAGGCAGTGGTTATTATATGCGATTTCAAAGAACAGCAAGTGACTCGCAAACAAACAACACAGGTATAGCGCAAGGTTTAGAAACAAAAGACAGCATATATTTAGCAGGTCAGGAAATTACTTTATCATTTCGAGCTAGGGCTGGTGCTAACTGGAGTCCAGCATCAGGTAGGTTAACTGCTACTGTTGTTGGTGGCGAAGGCACTGACCAAAACCCGGTGGGTATGACTAATACCGACAACATAGTAAATTTTAATGTAGATATGTCTGCTGGTTCATCTTTTGCTACTTTTTCTGGCTCAGGTACCGTACCAAGCGACAAAACACAAATAGGTATTCGTTTCGCTATGACTCCAGTAGGTACGGCAGGTGCTAATGATTATTTCGATATTCGCAATATACAAGTAGAGGTTGGTGGTACGGCAACTACGTTTGAACAAACACAATTTGGCGAAGAATTAGCTAGGTGCCAGCGGTATTATTATCAAACAGTATATGGCGGTAGCGACACAACACTTGCACATGGAACGGCGGCATCAGCAACAGTAGCGGCACAATGTGGTTCTACACACCCAGTTACAATGAGAGCAATTCCTACGCTGGCAGAAGCGGGAACCCTTACAGCTTATGACGGTTCTGCAAATGGGGATATAGGTATATCTATTAATAGTAGTTCTACAACAAATGTATCGTTTAATTGCACAGCTTCTTCTTTAACCCTAGGTAGGGCAGTTCAAATCTTGGCTAATGGTGCTGGTGATTATTTAACTTTGACTGCGGAGCTATAAGGTATGTATAAATTAACGAATAACACCAACATTATTCGCATTTCAGATGGTGCATTTATCCCCGCTGACTCTGCCAACACCGATTACGCTGAATACCTCGAATGGCTAGAAGAAGGTAACACACCGGAAGCTGCCGACGTTCCACCGGACCCCACATACAAAGAACTACGCGCCGCTGAGTACAACCTAAAGTCAACGGGCGAGCAGTTCGGAATGCAGTATGATGACGCCAAGAACAGCACGACGACTTGGGTCGATTGGCAGGCTGAAATCAAAAATAGAATACCGGAGTAATGTGTCAATATGGAGCTAGACGCGCGGCTGCTAATTACCTTAGCGGGGATGATCGCGTCTGTGGTCGCCTCATTTGTGCTTACGCGCGCAAAGTGTGTCGAACTTGAAGAAGATATTAAGACGATTATCAAGCGTCTAAACCATTTAGATACTGATCTGGACAAGAATAACACGGCGACACAGATAGCAGAGCAGCGCGTCAGCGTTCTTAGTAAGATGCTCGACCCCCAATCGCGGGAAGTATTGCATCGATCTCTTGAACGGATCACAGTTGAGATAGAACATCTAAGAGAGGAATCAAACCGTATGGCCAAGATGCACAATGGTGAGCATAGGCCTATCAAGGACGGGGATTGATGGCACAGAAGAAACTGCAAAAAGATAGCCAGTACCAAGCCTTGGATTTGGACGGCGATGGCGTTGTCAGCGATTCCGAATTGGCGGCGGTGGACGCCCTGTCGAAGCACGAGAAGGCCGACGCCCAGCGTCAGATGGCTTGGGTAGCGATGGGATCAATGCTGTTCTTTACC